TTTAACTTCTGCTATATCTCTTTGCATCTGTTGAATAGGTTTGACGATTGCCCCTGTATTTTCTGAAATCTGTACCAATTCAAGATAGGATTGCGCTATCAAATCCCGCGTATCATCAGCAATATTTCTTGTTTCCGTATCTATGGAAAGTAGAGCATCTGCTTTTACTGTTAGTAGATTAAGTGATTGAGATTGAATAATATTCTGATTCTTTATTTCTTCTCCTGCAATCTGCAATGCTGTAAACCTACCGTTCAACTCTTCGCCAGTATCTTGACTCATTTCCTGAAAACCTTTGGATGAAGCTGACTGGGATGTTGATTCTTGCGAAATCTTATCATATCCGGTTGCTGCGGCAAGTTCGTCACGGAGCTTCATGGCTTCGTCCACATAACCCATGTATTCATCCATCAGCTCCTTACGCTCATTATTGTCAAGCGTACCATCATCCTTCATGGCTTCACCGAATTTATCATACCATGCCCTCAGTTTGTCACTAAACCGTTCACCGATGGCATTTGACAGCATCGCTTGCATGAAATATTTGGATATGTCATCAGCAAAATCCTCCGCACTCTTCTCCATATCCATCAGACTGCTTACAAAACTGTCATACATGGAATCGAATGACATTCCGATCAAGCCCTCATAAAGACTGTCGGTCAGTTCTTCCAGTTTTCCTGCCTGCTCTATATAATCATCCAGCTTGTCGGTAACACGCTCACCGTAACCTCCCTTACCGGAAGATTCCATGATATCCCATAACCATACGTCCGACCGTAGAGCCTTCATCTGTTCGGGGGTCAGATTCCACAAGGAATCAGTGCCGGAGAAATCCTGCATACCGGTAGCTTTTCTTGCGTGTTCCAGCATTTCATCCGTCCATTTCAGATAATGCTGCCAACTGCCGTGGCTCTTATGATATCCGGCTTGCTCCTTTGCTATTTGCAGATAGTTTTTATTGACTTCCTCCTGATATTTTACAGCTTCCTTGTAAGATTCAACCGATTTCATTCCCCTGCTTGCCTTCATCTCGTCAGTCAGCTCCTCGATGGCCGTTTGCAAAGTTTCATTCCTGTTCGTCAGCCTGTCTATCGTTTCCTGTACTTCCTTGGCGTTTCCACCTATTCCAAACAGGGAGTTGAAGCCTCCGAATGAGATCGCGTTCAGGATGTTTCCTATGCCGTCCCTCAATGACCTGCCGATTGTGACAAACAAATCCCCTGACAAGACATCACCGATAATTCCACTGACCGCGTTCAGAACAGCATCAAGCAGACCACCGACAAGATCACTCAATCCGTCTTTGAGTACGTCAATGATGGACAGAATCCATCCGACAATGGGGACCTCCTTAAGAGATTCTGACGTTTTTCCTATGACATCCTTGAATCCGTTCACGGTTTTGATAATTCCGCTATACGCGTTATATAATCCACCGGATGAAATCTGCTGCAAGCCTCCCAACAAATTTTCCATGCTTGCTTTCAGTCTGGTGGCGGTATCAGTCACATTACGCTGGGCCTGATTGGCGATATCTGTCTGTGTCTTTACGTTGGCGGACGCAATGTCTGCATTCTGCTGCGCTGTTTCAAGAGCGTTTGCAGCGGCTTGTTTCTCGCTTTCTGTTCCGTCCTTTTGTGCCTTGGCGTAGTCCTCTTGCGCCTTTTGAAGTTTCTCTAAGGCGTCCGTTTCGGTTTCTACGGCATAGATGCGGTTTTGCTCAGCTGTCTGATAGGCTTTTACATCCTCTCCAAGTTTCTTGAAGTTGACTCCACTTGTACCACCCAAAGACTTTTCCATCTGGCTGATGGCGTCAATCAATGATTTCTGGCTTGCCTGATCGGAGTTCTTGAACTTGTCAGTCCGTACATATTTTTTTGCTTCGTCCAAGGCAGGCTTTACCATGTCGGAAAACATGGAACCAAACTCACCGAACACAGTAACCCAATCTATATTGGCTTTTATGGCTTCTGTTTCCTTGTTCTGTATGGCAACATCACGTTGTTTCTCCAGTAACTTTACTTGTGCACTATTAACACCGTTTTCTTCCTGTGCTTTCCTTATTTTTTCCGCATACTCTTGGGCGATAGCCAATTTCTGCTGCTGGAACGTGCCATATTCTTTCAAGTAGTCGTTCAAAGCCTGTTGTTCGGCTTTCAGCTGTCCTTCAGTTACATCGGAAATATCTTTATCTCTCATACTTTCGGCATTGGTATAAGCTTCTGAAATTTTCTGTGCCTGCTTGTCGGTCAGTTTACCGTTACCGGCTTTGCTCCATTCTTCCTCCTGTTTTCTTATCGTATCAATCCGTTTCTGATAATCAAGGTCAATCTGTTTCAACTTCTTTTCCGTGCCTTCTCTCATCAGGTTGATTTCATCCTGTTGGTTCTGACGGTGAAGTGAAAGAAGTTGTTCGTCCAGCTTTTCCTGATTTTCCTTTTGCTTTTCAGCAGCTTTTTCCTGCTTAGTCAAAGAACTACCAGTAATACCGCCCAAATTTTTATAGGCTTTTTCAGTTGTTTCTACTCGTTTCTTAGCTTCTTCATACAGCTTTGAAGTAAACTTGGATTTATTCTTTTCTATTTCAGAAAGTTTCTTCTTAGCATCATCCCAGTCTTTCTTCGCTTTCTCATAATCCTGCTTGTAGGTGGTTTTATTCTTCTCTGAATCAATTCGGGTTTGCTTGACTGATTTTGCTGTATCTATAAGTGTTTTTATGTCTTTCACATTATAGATTGCTTCATCAGACAAAGTACCCTTAATATCAATAGGCAAACGAAGTTTCACAGTTCCATTTTCCCCCTTTCCTCTGATACGCTTCTCCAACTCAGAGATGTAGCGGTCAAACTCACTAATATCAACATCTTTAAGATTGGAAATGAACTGTTCAGAGATACCTTTCCCTTTTTCTTGCAGCATGACATCTCGTTCTGCACGTAGTTCTTTTAATTTCTTTACATAGCCATCAACACCTTGTTGCCCGGATAACGACTTTAAAAGATTCTCGTAATACTTAATTTCTGATTCAATATCTGAAAACTCTTTAGCACGTTTTTCTCCTGCACGCTTTGCCTCTTCTTCTGCTATTTGCTGCTTTAGCTTAAGAATGTCAGCCAATTTGATTGTTTCAATATCATACTGGGCAAATATCTTTGGGTATTCTTTGCGTAATTCTGCCAAACTTTGCCCACGCTGCAAATCAGCCAAAGCAATATCACGAGAGCTTTGGATAAGACTCTCTATTTTTTGTCTACGTTCTTGCTCTTGTTTTGCCGCCTCCTCTTGTTTCTTGTTGAAACGTTCTTGTGCCTTTTCAGCAATGGATGTATTGTCTGCTAACGTCCACATAGCTATACCTAAAGAAACAACAGCAGCACCAGCCAACACATAAGGGTTCATCATTAAAACTTTGTTATAAGTGGCTTGTGCCAAAGTAGCAGCTTTAGTTGCAGTAATCTTTGCCCATATAGATTTCACTGAACCTTGCTCAACAATAGTATTTATCAGAAGCCCAGCTCTATAAACACCGTAAATTTCCACAAGAGCCAATACACTTTTACCAATAATACCATAGTTCTTTACAATAGTATCGACAGCAGATATACTTCCAGAAATCAAATCCTGATTAGCAAGTCCTATTTCCGCTAAAGCAGTAGTTATCGTATCCTCCAAGTTTGACATTTGCCCCTCAATCGTCTTCGATATTGCTTCCGTAGAACCTTCAACACCTTTCATCGAGCCAAATTGTTCAACAGCCTTCATTACAGATTCAACAGTTCGGTCACATTCTACCGTCATATCACGGAATGAGAGTTTAACCTTATTTCCTTCTGTTTGGACACGAACACCGAACTCTTTCCAACGCTCCGAGTTATTTATATCAAGTATCGCCTCTGTTAGCTGGTCGAAAGGCTTTGCTACTGTATTGGTAAAATCTCCCATTTTCTTCATGGCATCCATCGAAGGAGTAACGCCACGATTGACAAATTTTATAAAGTCATCCGTCAATTCATCAAGTTGAAAATTTGTTTTTGCGGCAAAGCTATTTATATCAGACAGATACGCTTTTGCCTTTTCAGAACTACCATTCAGAGCATTAGTTAATACAGATTCATACTTCTGAAACATTCCAGCAGTTGAAACAACATTTGAAGCAACTTGTTTCAGCATTGCGATTCCGCCAATAGCAGCGAGTGCCTTCTTAAATGAAACTCCTACACCCTCGTTAACAGTAATAACAGCCTTACTTTCATCCTTAAACAAAGCGTATTCATCCTTTAGAGCTTTGGTAGATAATCTCGCAAGAGCCTGTTGTGATTGTAATTCACCAAGAGCATACTTTTGTTCTCCTAATGCTGCTTTTGCACGATTTAATTCATCCGATAAAGAATGTCTTTTAGGGTCATACTTTCCTAATTTATTATATTGCTCTGCAAGCATTGAAACATCGTTCTGCGTCTCACGTATGATATTTTTTTGTTTAATGATTTCCTCGGATAGAGAATTAACAGCTTTTTCACCATCATAAATACCCTTTTTGAAATCATTTTCCATTGTTGCTCCAGCTCTAGCAGCTTCAGAAATTAGATTATCCATCTCCTTTGTATTTTTCACCAACTGTGTATTTAAAGTATTAAAAGCAGCAGGTGTCTGAGTTGAGTCCATGTTCTTTAACTCGTTCTTTAGTTTTGCGATTTCTTCACGGAGTTTGATAACTTTATCAAAATCAGCCCCGATACGAAAGTAGAGCTTAGCCATTTTTTTATATTTTTAAATTATCTATTATTCAAAATTACGTTATACCCAAACCTTATTAGAATTTTCTATCATCAAATTCGTGACAATAGACGAAAGATTTCTTATTTCTTATTTTACGTGATAAATTTACCACAGATACAAGCTTCCATAGACGTTTTTTATCAACGAAAAACACACAATCAGCTGATTGTGATAAAATAATTTGCAAGGTAGAAATTCATAGTCTATTTTTCTATTTATAAGATTACAAAAGCACGACATTTGAAAGATTGTCGTGAAATAATTGGGTGTGATTAAATTTCTTGGTAGTTTTGCAAGAAAATAAGTAAAAGCATGAATAAAATAATATTTCTAATACTATGCATTGCACTGCTATGTGGATGCTCTACAAATCATAATATTGAATCTGCTATAAAAGATATTTACGGTTCAAAAGTGCCACCCAAAGAAGAGGATGGTGCTTATATTTATATCTTAGACTATCTCGAAAAAGAGAACAAACAAGATGCAGATTTTCTAAAATTAAAAGATAAAATTGATAAATACACAAACTCATTATCCGAGAATTTAGGAAACGATGTTTCTTCTAAATCAGATGCTAACACATCTGCAACAAGTAAAGACGATTGTTTAAGTGACTTCTACAAATGGGAGACTCCATCTATCCGTGTTGTACTTATTTCACGTAAATGTTTAGATAACAATGGTAGAGACATAACAATTATAGTAACAAATAAAGGGTGATTTCTCACCTTTTATTTGTTACTATCTATTATTTACTTCAATTTTATTTGCCCATTAGCATATTCTTTTCTCTTGTACAAAGAACTATTATCACTCGTTTCTAATGCGTATCTAATCGCATCTACAACATTTTTCTCACCCAATTCTTTATACCTACTCATCAATGTGGCAGGATCCATATTTAGACGTATAGCCCAATCATGAATAGTTAGTGATAATTCGCCAATAGCTATAAAGGCAGTAGCATTTCTTAAACGGACGTTCTCACTTAGAGCTAACCATCTACAATTTAACGGTTCATAGTTGCCATTAGAATTAATTCGATCTATCGTCAAATCATCTTGATAACCGTTTGTCATAGCCCAATTATAGAAAGTTTGAAAATCATTTCGCCATTCATCACACATTACAACACCTTTCCCACCATAATTTTTATATGCAGGTCTTTTAGGGTTATAACAACGTTCTTTGATTTTAGACCATATATTGAAAATACGAGTATGCGACTGCCCATGAGTTGTGTTAGCCTCTTTTGTCCTATCAATATCAAGGCATCCACAACTTCGAGTTGTACCGCTATTCAAATTACCTTGCCTTACAATCGTTTCATTGCCACAATCACACTTACAACACCATAGGGTAACACGATTACTTGCAAATCCAACATGCTCTATGGCTACCAACCTACCAAATCGCTGTCCCTTCATATCTTTAATTCCACGAAGTAGGCAACCGCAACTTTTGGTTTTACCTTCTCTTAATGTATTTGAACGCACAATGGTGGTATTACCGCAATCACACTGGCAAAGCCATTTATCATGTTTATCTTTATCATCTGGCAACTTTTTCACTTTCTTTATAGTGACAAGTTTTCCGAATCTCATACCGGGTATTATTTTTATTTTCGCTTTCATGCTATTTGTTTTAATTGTAAAGAGATAAGTAGTTCAATAAATTTATCTTCATAATAAAGCGGTTGAGTACTTTTAGGATTATTCGGATTTACTTGATTTTCGCCATAGTTTAAACCATCACCTATTATTGACTTAAATTTCTTCACACCGCCTTTGCTTGATGGACGCGTAAGTTCAACCATGTAGCCTTTTTCTATCATTTTCTGATTAAAAGCTTGCGCACTGATTGTGCATTCATTCTCTTTCAGAAGCTCACCAGCAGATTTCAGAACACCTTTAGATGGTGTATAATCGGGCGTAGGAAGCCCTAAAGGCTCGGCAATAGTCTTCGCTAAAGCAAGTTTACTACTTTCATTCAGATTGAGAAAACCGGTTAGCCAGTCAGCTACTACAATCTTATCTTTTACAGTAGCCTGTTTTAATTGCTTCGCCATTTCAGGGGCTTTGTGAAAGACTTTGCGGTAGACCTCAAAAACAGAGCGAACCTTTTTCACAATAAAGTATTCAAGACATGGCACTGTTAAGCGATATTCATTAACAGGTCTACCACCTTGTGGGTTTTGCGGATTTTGCCGTAAAACCTGATAATCGTCATTCTCAACGAAATCACGCTGCAAGGCATCGACAGCATCTGATTTTCTGCTATACACCAGCATCCAAACTTCATCCAGATTAACTGGATATTTCTCACTTGCTTTCGCTAATCTCAAAATAGCATTGAAACAGGAAAATAATCGCAAGATTATTTGCAAAAATGCTTTTTAATATTGAAATTTAGGGTATTGTTTAACACTTAAATAACACGATTATGAGACTAACTGAATTGAACAAAAGAGTTAAGGAAATTCTTGTTAATTATGGTATCATACTTGCCATTACTATTTTGTTATCACTAATCATTATTGGTATCTTTTTCTTTCCCGATAAAAGTTGGGAATTTTGTTCAGTTTCCATAGCGTTCATTTCTATATTTATTACGATAGTAATACTTTATATGAATAATAAATCCCAAGAGGATAATACGCAAAAGCAAATTAATTCATTTGAGCAGAATGCGATTAAACAAATGGAAACTTTTAAACGGGCAACAGAAAATCAAATAAGTACATTTTCCGTAGAAATTAGCAAAGTAGTTCAAGCTTTAAATAATGTAGCAGAAATGCAAAAGAACACTTCTCAAGAACAAATACAGAACTTAAAAATTGAAACAAAAAATCAAATAAAATCCTTTAGTACAGAAATCGATAAGATAATAGCAGGACTAAAAGAGGTCACCAGAACTCAAAATAAAACGGCAGAAGAGCAAAAAGAGTCTTTCAAAAATGAAATCAATGCTGTTGTTGAATCCTTAAGTTCAGTATGCAATACTCAAAGAGAATCGTCAGAAAATATTGTTAATAATTTTAGGATTGAAATGGAAAAATCAATAGAAATTATGGCTAAAGTCTGTAAATTTCAAATTTTATTATTAGAGGCGACTGAAAAGGAACTCACTAAGATCGAAAAAGTGAATGATAGCCTTCATAAAGTAAAAGTGATAACAGAAAAATCCGGGGAAAACATTACAAAAGAAATAAAAAATAACAGAACATTAACAACGACGATAGTCAATAAGGGGAAAGAAATAGTTAATGAAATTTCCGACGAAGTAACAAGTGGACGTTTGCAAAAAAGTTTTAAAGAATTAGGAACTGACATAAAAGAATTCGGGAAAAAAGCAAAAGACAAAATATCTGATTTTTTTTCATTTTAATTTAACTACACAACATAAGGAACAAAGTAGTAAAAAGCCGGATTTCTCCGGCTTTTACTTTACCCACCATTCAGCCCCATATAAGTCCTACGGGAGACCTGCTTATTCCAACTTGTACCTGTTCTGTTGAAGTTTCCCAAGTACCGACCTTGAATGCGATTCACAAGATTGTTGGGATTGCTTGCATCGCTTCCGTAACGTCTTTCTGCAATTCTATTCGCTTGTCGGGCTATTTCCCAACCGGATTTAGTTTTTCTTTTTCTGACTCAGCTTAAAATTTTAAAAGTTAAACAATATAATTTCGCCATATCTATAATTTTTTCCTACGATTAGCCAATTCCTTACCACTGATTCTATTCACCTTCTGACCACCATATACTGCGTGTAACTTATCCCGTTGCATCATCAACAGATTCCTATAAGGGATAACCTCAAACACTTCTGTATAACTCAAATGAAGCGTGTCAATCAAATGAGCTATCTGCCCGAAGAACGTTGTGTTTCCTACTGTTTCGGTCTTGCTGCCAGCATCGACACGTTCCTCATCGAGCTGACACACTGAAAAGCCGAAATATCCATCATGGAGAAACACACCTCCAAGGCATTCCTAATTTCTTCAAAAGTCCCGTTCTCCAAATTCTCAGCCAGTTCCTCACTGCCACAGATGAAACAAGAAATGCCTTTCAGCATATCTTCGATTACTTCGGGAAGTACCTTGATTGCCTCTACAATATTATCTCCCTCCATACCGACATTGGAGAAATGATGAATGGCACGACAGATAACTTTGATAGTAGGCGGCTTGATGGTATAGACTACTCCACCTATCTCTACATTTTTGAAGTCCATCCCCAGCAGGGCATCGGACACAATTTTAGACGCTTGATTCATATCTTTAAATTAAAAAGGCGGTGAGCAACCACCCACCGCCATCCGAAAACAATCTGTTACCTTAAAACTTACGCTGTCAATGCCTTAATAGCATCTTCCTCATAGTTATATTCAGAAGCTACCCCTGCTATCTTAGGAGTTTGAACCAATCCACGAACAGCAATGGCAATTGCCTTGTCTGTATTCGCTTCACGGGCTACAATCTGGGCATTGGGAAAAATGAACCATACATTATCATCCGTCAGACAGAAAAGAGCCTTATTGATTATCTCTTTTGTCAGAGGACGTTTCCAACCTACCGCGACTTTGCTTCCTTCTTCCCCTGTTTCAACTATGGAACCGCCCATGAGAGCCGCTTTAGTTTTCCAATCGTACTGACCAATAGAGAAAGCCGGAGTAATATCGCCGGGAGTTGTGTCATAACGGTAGTTCTGACCATTCAATTGATTTTTATACCCCGTGACAGACGCTTCTGTTTCTTCAATCTGCCACGTTTCCCCGTGCACGTTTGAGACTTCATCTTTAGCGGTAATAGCCGCCTGGATTAGAGTCTTTGCGATTTCGGGGGTAATGTCTGCCGTAATCTTAGAGATGTCGGCAAACAAAATTCTCTTAATTCCTACTGCTGAAATCATAATCTTATAGTTTTACATTTAATACCTCGAACAATATTCTTATATTCACATAGTGACACTTCAAAGCCGTGTCCGCTTCCGTACCGATTGATTCGATAGAATAACGATAGCGAGTACCGTCATAGGCGCTTACCACATCATCAAAATGCTTCATAGCTTCCCGTTCAAGCTCATTCAGCCGGATGGAGTTGGCTTCATTTTCGCTCAAATCGGGTACACAAAGATTCACTTCCGCGAAAGACTTTTTCCAATACTTTCCCGGCTGTTGTTTCTTCGTGTGGATGACAATCCTTTCAGACTTCAATTCTCCCATCAGGATTTCCCCTGCTGGTACTATATCTATCCTGAAAGCCTTACAATCCCGATAGAGAATGTTTCCTATGTCGGTAGTTACTATCATTGTATAATCTCCCAATCTTCGGCAAATACATCACTGATAGACGGCACCCATGAATCGGCACGTCCGGTATTCTCGTTGTAGATAAGACACTGGCTTGTGTAATCAATGAATCCTTTACTTTTCAGAATAAGGTCTTTTGCTGATTGAGGGAGCGATTGCATCTTAGGAATAATGTCACTTTCGATATGGGCTGGTACTTGCTTGAATACCATCAGACCTTTGCCGTTCCAGCCAGTTCTACGGATTGTACCACCTTGTTTCAACACTTCGATAGCGTCACCGAAATCCATTGCGGATGATGAATCATCAGCTTTATCATATGTTTTCTCAAAGATGTCTGGCTTACAAGAATAGAACTCGCCGTTTACACCTTTAATGATGTAATCGCCATAACTTGCAAGCATCTTACCTTCAAGAGTTTCAATGTACACACCAAGATAAGGTTCATTGGTGTTACCATGCTCATCTATGCCAAAATCGGGATTATGCTTCGGCACGGGAGTTCCACCCATAAAATCACACACTTCATCGAAGTTATCTACTTTAAGCTGAATAGCTTCGATTACTACTGGTTTCTTTCTGTACTTCATTTCTCAAATTCTTCTTTTAATCGTTTCTCCGCATATAGAGCGGCACCACTCAAAACTTCAAATCCTTTAGATTCCACGAATGAAGCGTATTCCGCTTCGTTTTTCAGCGTCAAACCGTCTTTATCGACATCGTAATCATTGGACGTTCTCAGAGTGAGCGTGTGGTCTTGATAATTGCCGTGTTCCTCTGCGTACTTCACGGATTCATCGCCCACATCAATCATTTTCTTCTCGACTTCCCATTCTCCTTCATCGAAAAAGGAATCGACATCGGAAAAATCGAAATCTACGTTCATTATAGTTTCAATCCGTCAGCGGTTGGCTCGATTTTATCACCACTTGAAGGGTCTTTGCTCGAAGGGTAAGGATTTTCCTCGTTAAGACGTTTCAAATCCATTCCAAGCCACATTACACCTTCTTGCAATTTCGTAATCGCAAGGCTTCTTTCCCTGCTCGGAGGCAGATTCTTTATTTCTTGAATCTTCTCGTCAATATCCTTTCTCAGTTGCTTGTTTGCAACAACTTCTTCTGTTCTTGTCATATCCAAATTTCTGAATAATTAAAATAATTGGTTGCTTTTACTACGTAAACCTCGCCTTGACCTCTCATGTTCTCACCATCCATACAGCGGACTTCATCCCCTGCCTGAATGGTGATTCTCTTCTCACATACTACATGATAATTAGGACGATACACAGAGCCGTTATCGGATGAAAACTCTTTGGTAGTGTTATCATCACAACGGCACTTACATACATCCTGCCAGCTTTCACCGCCAGTACCGGGAATGGGTCTGCCAAACTCATCCTTTTCCATAGGGGTGATAACCTTTACCTGCAATATGTGTGGAGCGAATATCACAAGAAAGTGCATTTGGGTTTGTTGCTTAATTCGTCTTTCAATCCGTACTTCTTGCACAGGAATGAATAGTAGTCCTTGATACCTTGAATGTTCCAAGACATCGAGAAACCGCTTTCACTGATTGAAGTGGCACGAAGCGATAGAGAGGGGATGAACTTCGCAATCGCCACGAAGACACGACCGTAACAATCCTCGTTCATCTCGTCCTCTCCGCTTATCTCCGCATTCAGACACATATCCAAAAGGTCAGCTTCCGACAAGTTAATGCCGAAAGACTGGAACTTCTGTGATATGTATTCGTTTATCGTCATATTAATATGGTGTAACCAGTTTACTATATGCGGTATAGCTATAATGCGTGCAATACTTTGATTTATAGATGTATCTGAACGGGCATTTGGGAACATTAATTCGTATCCCTTGAATAGCCATTCCCTCTTTTATCGAACACATCATAGCCGGGTTATTTGCAACCAAAAACACGGGATGCGTCATGGTCGGTACAACACAATCAGCCAGAGCCGTTTCCAAAGTGATAAACTGAATATCTGGCAGACCAACATCAACCGATGGATTCACGTATTCACACTTAGAAGATTCCACACTTGATGCCTGCACGCTCAACGAAACCAAAGACATCATTAAAAAGCCACACATGGCAAAAATAAAATTCTTCATTTCTTTTCTGATTTATAAAATTAGACAATGGAAGGGTAGAAGCACTACCCTATCCTTTTACTCGATACCTAATGCTTCTTTCAGTTTGGCTGTTGATTCTTCATCAAGTTCTGCAACCTTACCCAAAAGAGTTTCCTCTTTCATATTGCCGGAAGCCTGCACACCGATGGACTTCAAAGCCTCAATCAAAGTTTTCTTCTCGAACTCTTTCTCAAAGAGGGAGATTTTCACCTCCTTCTTTTCTTCAGTGGTTTTCACTTCGGGAGTTTTCACCTCAACCCTTTCGACAAGTCTGCGACTTTCCATATCCAGCACACGGGTCTCCTCACCGACTTCAATCACTTCACCGGGAGTATAATACTTTCCGGTGAACTTGTCGCGGAAAACTGATATAACCTTTACTTTCATATCCTACCCCCTTATGCTGATTGGATGGATGCAATTTCGCTCAAATCGAAATTGGTTATCAAATCTGGATTGGAAATCTGCGGAATCCACTCTGCCGTATATTCCATGTAGCGACCGTTTTTGTCACGGTAGTTGGAGATAAGCATCTGCCCCTCTGACGGGATATAAGTACGTCCTTGTACTGGGTCTGTCGCTTCATACGGGGTATGATGGCGCATATAACCAATGTTGTCAGAAGGTAACAGAGTAATACGGTTATCCGCGTAAATCTGCACATTCTTTCCCGTCTGGTCTTTCACGTAGTCCTCCTTGATTTCAATACGCGGCAAACCGATGCCGGTGAACACTTCGGAAGCCAAAGAAGAGGAAACCAATCCCGTACTCAACTTCATTTCGTTGCTGCCGAGAATCATCTTGTACTGCTCACCAAATTCAGATGAACCAAGAATAAGCTTGTTGAAAGATGCACGAGTCATAACCATCTTGGCATAAACGCCATAGTCCGGTGCCAAGGAATGAAGTTTCTCTCTCAAATAAGAGATAAACATATTCTTTCCGTCCACAACCACATCTCCACTTTTCGGCTTGATAAAATTGAACGGAAGGGTAATCTCCAGCAGTTTATTATTGGTCTGACCGGAAGTGATTGCAGCGTCTTTGTTGTAAACGGTGGCTTCACCAAGCATCAACAGCGCACCGACAATAATATCCATACGCTTGTGGGCAGCAAGGGTAATCTGACGGTAGTCGTCTGCCAGGAAGTTTACAATCTCTTCCATTGCAGCCTTTTGGTCGGCTGGCTTAGCTGCATTGAACTTGTCAATCAAATCCTGCAATTCGGAAAGACGGTCAATAGACATCTGATAAGCATCACCCAAATAGGCAATCTCACCATATCCGGAACCGATGTTCCGACGTTCACGGATGGGTTTCTCTCCAAAACGCGAATTGATGGAGCCGGCCATAACTCCAGTTACAGAACCGATATAGTCTTTGAACACACGAGTAGTCACTCTGCGGAAAGTAAGATACTGCTGCCAATAGATTGTGTCCTTGCGTGTCTGGTTCACACGTCTGATGATAGCGGAAATAATGTTCGCATCATCGAATAATGTTTGAATCGTTAAAAACATATCCTACCTCCTTACTCGTTAAATTCAAACCATCCCTTCATGTTGGCTTTATCGTTCTCGGAGAACGGCATAACCAATTTTGAGGGTTCAATTTCTGCGGCTGTACGAAGCAATGAAACCAATGTGATTCCGTCCTCAACCTTTGTACGGTTAAACAGAGCCGAATTAGCCACATGCTTTTGCTTTAAACCATCAACTGCAACCGCATTGAATAATACGGCATCTTTGGCGATATTCTCACCAAAAGCAGCCTTGATAGTCAATACATCGTAGTTGGCATTAGACTTATCAATTGCCGTTACTTCTGCACCTTTCTTGCCGTTTCCGACAAACATACCCACATAAGCCAAAGAGTTCTTAGCTACTTTGATAGACAAAGCCTCTCCACCAGTGGTATAGGCTTCCGCAACTCTCACATTGATTACCGCATAAGCGAACTTGTTTTTCAAGTCCGCACAAATCGGTGTAAATCCGGGAAGAAAACTTCCCACTACCAGGTTCTGCGTATCAAGTTTGAACGGACCACGTCTACGAATACCGGTCTGGACATCGTAGCGTTCCTCTTGCTCAACGGGCGGAACCAAGTCATACTTAAATCCTGCTGACATAATTAATTCTTGTTTTGTTCAACAATAGTTTTCGTTCCCTCATCAATCATCTTGGCGATAGATTCAGATTCTTTCTCAATCTTCGCTTCCGCTGATTCGGGAGGGGTTACGCCTTTGAAGCCGTCATTTGCGAACTCCTGCTTCAAGTCCTTGAAGTATGCGTCCAAGTCCTCATCGTCCTTAATGGCGCATCGTTTGGCGTAGTTTTCGGGAATACCATACTCCTTTGCCTTTGCCAAAATCTGCTGGCTACGTGTTGCTTGAGCCTTTTCTGCTTCAAACTGTGTTAGCTTGTCGGAAAGGCTCTTGTTGGAATCAATTAAAGCTTGCGCCCATGCAGGCACATCGTCTTTATTCTCTTCCGTTTTGGTAGTAGTGGTAGTCTCGATTGGCTTACCGTCTTTAAGGTTATGTTTCTTTTCGTAGTTGGAAACTGCGGTCTTGGAAGCATCCCCGGCACGGAAATCACCATAGGAATTAAGCACGTCCGAAAAGCTGATACCCTCAACAATAGAGTTTACCTTTGTCTCGTCCGTTATACCCTCTGCCTTTTTGGTGGCAATACGGGTAAGAATAGCAGTGTCCACCCCAGTAAACTTGGTTTGGAGGCCCGCTAAGATTTGTTCTAAAATTGTCATACTGTATGAATTAAAATTTGAGATTCAATTTGCAGAAGTAAAAATACCGCCAATACAGATGATTAGTAAATATTTAAGCTTCCGATTCACGACAATGAGTTGATTGTCGTGAATACGGTATAAAAGTAGTCAGTAAGTAGGTGGAAGGGAAATTATTAGAGAGGTGGAAAAGTACATTAGGGAACAATGTGCTAAAAAGAGAAGAGAAAGGTATGAAAAAAGCCGTGAACCAATAAAGGAACACGACTTTCTTTTGAATCTAAAAAGTCGGGGGCGTAAAATAAACTGTGTCATGCGGCGTTTTTTTCCAAGCTCATCGGTCGGGGATCGGCCAGCGCCAAGGGGG